TGATTTCAGCAAGGATCTCACTAGACAAGATGTTAGCAAGTTCTTGCTCTGCATCTAATCCGTGGATTGCTTTCAAGTCTTGAGCAAGTTCTAGAGTGTACTCAGCTTTTAGAGCTCTTGACTGTGCAGTCACAGAAGTTTTCTCTATACTGAATGACATCTCTCTGAAGAGCTTGTTGCTTTCTCCTAAAGCTTCAGCATCTTCTCTTGCCATTGGCTTCTCACCACGTGCATAGTTACCTGCTGTTGTACCACCACCAGTAGCATCGTTAAGAAGACCTGGGTTAGCACCTGCAACAGGGTTTGCTGTGTCATATGCATTTGCGGATGCATCAAATCCAGCAGAGAAGTCGCTATCAGGCTCATTGAATAGAGCTTCTGCTCCATCTCTTCCTTCAAAGTGTGACTTCATTGCGAAGATAAGACCTGTAGGTCCTGACATTGGTTGTACACCACAGATGTCATATGCTACTAGGTTAGGCATAGCACGACGGATCAAGCTGATTAGAACAGGGTCAAATCCAGCTAGTCCACCAGTTTGAGTAGTTAGTCCACTACCAGATAATCCACTAGCACCAATAGCACCAGAAACATTACCTGCGGAACCGCCAGCCTCGTTAATCATTCCACGCTCTTCACGTAGGAATCTTTCTTGGTTTTCTAACAGAACTGCGGTTACTGCTTTCTTATAATTGTCTTTGATAGGTTCTGTACCTTCGTGACTAAGAACAGGGTTCCACTTTTCTGTCAGAGCTTGTGCGTTAAACATTTGTTTAATTGCTCCGAATTTAAAGTAAATTTATAATTTATTTCCAACGAGCGAGTGCAGCAGTGTACGCATCCATTGCTGGAGTTGTTACTGTTGTTTCTGCTCCCTCTACTGGAGTTTCATCAGCAACTTCTGACGTTGCCACAGTTTTCTTCTCTGAGAAATATGCTTCCTTGAAAGTTGTTACCTTCTTGGTAAAATCTTCCTCTGATACGAATGTAACTGCTTCAGCAAGTTTGCTGAGTTTGTCTTTCTGAGTATCTGCCAATCCTTCTGAAACAGTGTTCAGTATAGTTATTCTTGCAGACTCATTTAGACGTTCTTGAAGTTTCACATTGGACTTGACCTGTTCGTCTAGTCTTTCTTCCATCTCACGAATTGATTCAGCCATACCTTCTACCACATCCACTTTTTCGTCTGGGATAGAAATGTAGTGCTCTTCAAAGAGACTCTTAAGACCTACCATGAAGTCTTCAGTGATCTCATTCTTTATACCACGATCAACAGCTAATTGGTTCTCTTCAAGCCATTGAGTCACGGCGTAGTTTACAGTTCCGTTAACGTCTTCTGCGAGTTCTGACTGAGCAGCAAATATCTTCTCAGCAGATTCGTTAGCGAAATGTTCTACAATCTTGTCATACTCTTCTGAAAGTTTTGCTTTGATAGCAGCTTCAAAGATAGTCTTTGCTTTCTCGGCAAACTCTTCAGAGAGTTCTGTTCCCTCAAGGAGGGCTTTTACATCGTCAGATACATCCACAGATTCAAACGATGGTTTAATTGGATACTTCACATCAGGACCTTTAGAAGTTCCGTTTGTAATTTCAGCACCTAGGGAATTAGGACCTGCTTCGTCACCTGGTTTACCAGATGGGGATGATACACTAGTGTCCTGAGATACAGGTGCGGATGCCTTAGCACCAGGATTTTGCTCACCTTCACCTTTAGCAGCATGAAGAGGAGGTGACTGGGATCCACCCAAGTCATTTCTTGATTGTCCGTTAGCAACAGCCTCTGGAACTTTAGGATCAGAACCTGATGGTTCATCCTTTCCGCTTGAAGCCTGTTGTGGATCACCCGAAACTTGAGTTGGTTCGGAACCAGTACCAGGAACTACTGTTGCAGTTACTGTTGGCATCGGATCCTGATATTCTTTGAGAACATCAGCCTGCTCGGTGGCGAATTCCTCAAACTTTTCGTTTAATGTATTTGACATCGTAAGTCTTCCCTGAAATTACTGTGAATAATCTATGTTTATTTAGTTAATTACAAACCTGAAAGGAAATGTTCAAACACTCTCAGTGTTCTTTCCTCTAGGTTTTTGCGTGTTGCATTGTTCATGTAACTCTGATATTTAGCAACTTCGGTCTCCTTTAGTATGCCATTATCCCAAGCCCACTCTTTACCTTCCATGATACCATTAACAAAAGCATCAGGTGCGGAAGGATCAGCAACTATATCAGCTGCTGTTGCTAACATGAAGTCATCCATAACTACGTTACAGTCTTCACGTTTGTCAATAGAACCCATACCTCTAGATGAAACACCTAATTTTACACCCTCACCTAGTAGAGATGATGCAATTTTACCCATTGGAGTATCTAAAATTTGTGCTTTACCTCTAAAGTTTGTACCATCTTCTGCAAGAGATACAATTCTATGAGAAACTCTATCCAAATTGACTGTAGGTCCATCTGGATGTCCCAACTCACCAAGAGCACGTGATGTTTTAATGTACTCTTCGTTGTAACGATTGACTTCTTTCTGTAGAACTTGGAATGGATACATACGTCCATTGCGGTTCTTTAATTCTGATTGAAGAAATACTCCTTCTATGTACAATTTTTTACTATCACCTTTACCTTCGGTGATTACTTGTACATCTTCAATCGTTTCCGTTATCAGTTTCATCGGGCGTTTCCTCTGGGGGTTCTTGAAAATATGTCGCTGCTACTGATTTTTTATATTGATCAACAGCGTCACTTGATCTTGCGTAAAGCAAATCTTGAAGTTTGTCAATAGCATCTGCACGTTTGTTATCAGCTATATGTGATACAACATCCATTACTTCAGCTTCGGGATTTGCTTGATCAGTTTTGTTCTCTTCAGACATAATAATTAATTATTTAGTATTACTTGTAGGTGCAGGTTGAGATTTTGCCATTTGGAGTTGCTTTTTATGAGCGTCATCCGCAGCTGCTTGGTCAAGTGCTGCTTGGTCATCTGCTTGCTGTGACTGGATTTCTGGAGCATACGCTGTGTTCATACGATCCATTTGATCTAGTTGAGTCACATCAATAGGATCCATAGCAAGACCTTGATCAATCTCTTTCTGCATTTGCTTGTCAATCTCTTTATATTCTTTCTCAGATTGTTCAAGAATATGTTTGCGGATATATTCAATTGAATAATACTTACCAACGAATACATCCATTTGAGTTGCAAGTTGAATGCGTTGACCCATCAACTCCTTCTCTTTTAATTCATTGAAATGATTATCAAAAAGAAAGTCATACTGTATATGCTCTTTCATGTCATCCCAATCTTCAGGAGAGATTACTCCTTTCAGGATAAGTTGAGTCTTGAGTATATCGTGAAATAACTCTCCGAATCTTTTGCGAAGTCTTCCGATAAACTTAGTAAACTTAAGTTCGTCACGAAGAACTTCTGTTGTCTTACCTAGATTAAATCCTTTGTTATCATCTGTAAGACGTGATGGAGGTAGGTTTAAACTGTTGTATAGTTTCTTTTTAAAATACTCTACATCCTTAAGTTCACCTAAGTTTTGACCAGCTGGTAATGTAGTGATTTCAGTTCCTCTACCACCCTCTCTACGTGGTAACCAGAAGTCCTCAAGCATACTCATATGCTTTTTGTCATCACGGATCTCACCAGTGCTTGCATCGTAAACTAACTTGTTACGATAACGTGCCATCACATCACGTAAGTATTGTTCTGCCTTTACCTTTGGAAGATTACCTACATCAATGTAGAAGATTCTTCTCTCAGGAGCACGAGATAATCTGTATATAACAAGAGCATCTTCAATCATGCGGAGTTGATTAAGAGACTTAATCGCCTTGTGCATAAAACTAAGATGCATTCTTTTGTTTAAATCTTGTAGTCCAGAAGAACAGAAAGCAATTGAATCAACTGCCATCTTAATTCCTTGTGAGTTAGACATATCTCCCACAGGACCTAATGCACCACCCCTTAAATATCCTCTTGGGTTGTACAGATAATAGTCAATATAGTTACCCCATTCATTTTCTAAAGCGGTTCCCTTTAGTGCTCTTGAAATATTGGGATCCATATTATTACCCATCTTTCCAAGTTTCTGTCTTACCTTACGCATTTTCATTGCGTCTACGTAACGTAATTCAGTAATACCTTGTTTAGGATTATCTAAATCAACTACCTTATGATAAAAAATTCGTCCGTCAATATACCATGAACGAACGATTTCATGAGCACGATTATCAAAGTTCATCAATCTCTTGATGTAATCAAACTCATCTCTTACTTTCTTTTTAACTCCTGCACCAATATCTAAATTTTCTAGATTGATATCAACGCAACTATCGTTGTTGTCAGAAACAACAAACTCATTCACTATCTCGTCAACAGCAGAATCCACCTCTGGATGAAGAGCCATATCCCTATATCTACGGATAAGTTCATATTCATTCCTTGCGGTGGCATCTGTGTCTACGTATGTTCCAAAATAACCGCCAGCTGCAATTGAGACAGGTTCATCAGCGAGAGGAGGTACTGGTGATTGACCTTTCTTTTCTGTCTTGCGGTTTATTTGAAAGCCAAATAATTGACCCATTATTAATTAAACTAAGTGTTTCCTACTGTTATTTATAGGATAGAAATTCCGCTATCTCCAGCAGTTGTATCACTATCATCTCCAACAGTCCAGTAAGAATACTGAAATTCAACTGAGAATTCTTCAATCTGATCGTTACTATCATATGCAAGATCAATAGCAGATGTGCTTATTGGGAATGCATACCATAACTTGTATGATCTTAGTTCAGAACCTGCGGGTGAACTATCTTTCTCAAGTTGTCTAATAACAACTGAACGACCATACGCTGTAGGATCTTGGATTTCACCTGTGTTTGCTTTATGTGTATTAATCTGGTTCAACCATTGCTCAAAATATGAACGAGACTTCATCTCTTTATCATTGATGAATGTTGCTGACCAGTTATCAAATGTTCTGTCTCCAGCAATCTTAACTGTTCTTCCTCTGAATGGAACTTCAATTACACCAATGTTTGATGCAGGAAGTGCAGCAGACTTACACATGTATGAAACTAAAGTTTGATCAGCTTCAACTGTACCAGGGAACGTAATGTCCACCTGAAACATATTAGGTCTGACACCCTGTTTAACCTGTGTTAGAAAACTTGATACGTTGCTTGTAATTGCCATTGTTTTAAATGTCCTCTTCTTATATATTTAACAAATTAGCGTCCAATGACTTCACTGAACGATACACCAGTTCTAGTAGCAGTAAATGTTACTGTTACATAGTTGATGGAACGAGCAGGTTTGATGAACAGTTCCGCAACAAATTCGTTACGATCAATAACAGCTGGTGTGTTGTTTGATGTGTCACAAACAACTAAGAAGTCAGTGATACCCTGTTGTGCAACAATGTCATTCAAATATGAATTGATATTTGAAAGGAACCCAGTACGAGTAACCTCGTCATTAAGTTCAAATAGAACACTCTTAGCAAGTGCTTCAACTCTAGACTCAATGTTAAGGAATAGTCTACGAACATTAATCCTATCAAATGCGGAAGGTGATGCAAGAGCAGTCTTGTCACCAAATAGTACAGCACCAGTTCCAGGAAAACTTACAATAGGGTTAATTCTGTTTTGATAGAGTTCATCTCTATCTGCCTTATTAGGATTGTATGCTAACTTAACTACGTTACGAACACCACCACGAGATAATCCTGCGGGTGAAATCCAATCAGCAATTGTTGTAGAAGTGTTAACACATAAGCCAGCAACGTCACCATTACATGCCACATAGCGATACTTGTCGTTAAAACGATCATACATGTACTTGTAACCACTATCTAAAACAGCATATGATGTTGAAGTAATAGTGTTGAAGAAGTTAAGTGTCTTTGTCTTCTGTTGTGATGAAGTAAGAGCAGATCCACCTGATCCAACTTGGTTACCTTTAAATGCAGAAACAAATGCTACACAATCTTTTCTTCCAGCTGCAATAGCAACTGCTTTTTGTGCCTTAGTTTTAGTGTCTGCTTCACTTCCCATTGATCCACCCATAAGAACAAAGTCAACCTCTGTTTCTTCTGTGTCAGCAAATAGGTCGTATCCAGCACCAACTTCACCAGCAGTGTAAGCATAGTCATCTGTACCACCACTTAGATCAGTCTCGTTTCCACCTGATAGTTTGAAGTAATCACCAGAAGCAAGAGCAGATGATGCAAGACCCCATACCTTACCACCACCTGTACTGTTTGGTTCAAATAAACTTCCAACATCAGCACCGTGGAAAACAAACTGTGCTTGATCATTTATAATATCCTTATAGTAGAGTGAACCACCTTCAGGACTCTTAGCGTCAGATATCTTGGAAAGGAAAGTAAATCTTTCTAAAACTGTATTAGCAGCACCTGAGACATCTCCTGTTGTGTCAATAACACCAACATGAACTTCATCATATTTGACACCTCTATCAGATGCAAAACTTGAAGTACCAGGACGAGGTCCTATAGCAGATAGTTTCAATCCTGTTGAACCTATAGATGTATTTGTATAAGCATCTATTGCTGCGGATACATTAATATCAGCACCAGCATTACCAGCGTTGATAGTTGTTCCTTCTATGTTATCAGAGTCAGAGATTAGAACTGTTGGATCGTCAAGAACAACTGTAAGATCTAATCCACTTATTGCAACTAGTTCAGCAGTCTTAGCAACACCACTTACATTAAATGTAACTGTGTCTCCAGCTGAAGGAGGATTAGATGGTGCAGAAGCAATTGTAATGATCTGGTCAGCACCACGATCAACTACTACAGCTTTTATTCCATTACCCCATGTTCCAGCAGAACGTGCAGCAAATATCTTAGTGTTACCAACACCAGATGTCCATGCTGTGTCATTCTTAACAAGAACACCACCGCCATTAGCAGCATTTTGTACTCCACTAGAAGCACGTACTACAGCGAGTCTACCGCCATAACCTAAAAATTCTGAAGCGACCAACCAATCTTCTGCATTAGCTTCTTTGGGTGTACCGAAAACGCTGATGAGTGATTTTTGATCGGCGATATTTACAATCTGATCAATAGGTCCTTTTTGAAATGAACTAACGATAGCAGCTGTAAGAGCTGAATCTCCAACTATTGTTGCATTTGTTAGGTCACGTTCTCTAAGAACTACACCAGGCGAGACTTGACTTGCCATGTTTTTCTCCTCTGATAATTCCAATTTATCTCTAATTATTTAGAATTATCAAAGTTTTAGCAATTTAAAAGTCTTGGGGGACTTGAAAATCCCCTAGTAATTCCACATGTATTCTACGTCAACCTCGGAACTTCCGTATTCCCAAAGGTTTCCCTCACCATCTATAAACGTATCTTCACCTAAACCATCATCAACAAACCCAAAAGGAGCCATGTCTTGCTCTATTTGATTCCTTTGTTCTTCATAAATTCTTCTTCTTACATCCTGATCAGTCATCTCTTTAAAGTAGTCTTGCATGACTAACCATGAGAACAATACCATACACATTACAAGGTCATCATGATAACCATCATCTGCTTCCCATGACTGCTTTCTTTGTATAAATGTAGTGAGTTCTCTCAGTATATCAAAGTCTTTGAATGTAAGTTTATCATCTTCTAATAATGCTTTTAGATTAGAACAACCTAGTTTCTTGACAGTAATACTCATCTTTACACCTAACTGTGTCTTATTACCTGAGAATCCTTGTCCGACTATTTGACCTGCTCTACCTCTCATAGCACACATGAGTACATTAGGATACTCAAGATCATAGTTTAATGTTGCTGCTATGCTATCTCCTATATCATTTACCTCTACTAAGATATAAGGAAATCTATATTCTTTTGCTACTTCTAGTATTACCGATGGAAACAGTACAGGTTTAATTTCATTATCTCTGTACTTGGCCACGATTTTATACGGTAGTGTGGTAATATCAAACACGATGAAAGCACTGTAGTCGCCACCGATACCTCTGGCAACGTCAACAGTAATAATATATTCGTGACCTTCTTTAGCTCTTTCGTATACGTCAAGTCCTGCATTGCTTTGTATTGGATCCTCAAATGGTATTGCTTGTAATTTTGCTGGTGATATCAATGTATCAGCAGACCCAAGAAAGTCACACTCAAACTCTTGAGCAAACTGTCTCTTAGATGTATTTTTTAATGTCTCCTCTTTCCATTTAGCATCTCTGCCTGGTACTTGTGACCAATGTACTTCATTCGTAACATATCCATTCTTACCATTTCTAGCATCTTCCCACATCTTATAGAAGTGGTTCATACCATTAGGTGTAGATATGATTATGACTTTAGTTGATCTACCAGAAGTAATAGTAGGATAAACCGATGCAAAGAATTGTTCTGCGACATGGTTAGGGACGAATGCAAACTCGTCAAGGAATAGAATGTTGAAGGACATACCTCTAACTGCACTAGCAGACGTAGAAGCAGCCAATATT